CTACCCCTCCCAGCCGAACGGTGGCTTGATGTGCAGCTTGGCCAACCTGTTCGCGCGTACCGCCTCCCGATAGGCCCCGATCTTGGCCACATCCTCGCGGAGCCGCGCCTCGTGCCTGGTCACCCACATCTCAGCGCCAGCGCGGCCCTGCTCGTAGCTGGTACACCTGCGGAACGGCCCGCCCGGGCCATGTCGGTGCCGGTCGAGGCTGGCAATCCAGCTCCCGTCGTCCACCCGTTGCGTCATCGCAACCACCCAGACGCCATTGCATGCGATGACCGTCAGCACCTCGTTGGGGAGGCTGGCGGAGCGTGTCGTCCAGTAGAAGTCGTTGGGCAACGGCATGGCCGGCAGGATACGGCCGGTCGTCGCACAGACTGCGACGCATCGAGGGTGGGCAGACGGCCGAGCAGGAGGGTGACTACGGCGCGAGGATGAGGTTCAGATTGCAGTCCACACCTCAAATTGGAATTTATGCCGAGCCCATCGGAACACCGCAATTTCTGCAACCTCACATTTCATGTGGAGATTAATTCAATAAAAACAATCACTTAAATAACTTTCTCAATAGCAACAATAGGGCAACCTTAGAGCAACCAGATTGCACAATCTGACCGCAACCGAGCGGCAGATAAATGTCCTTATAAATCAATGACATTGCATTACGCCTTCCAGAAAATTGCCCTAAATTATCATCCGCTGCAATCTCCTTTTTCCTGCAAATTCAATCGCTTACATAGCCTACGAAAGTGGGATCGCAGAAATTGCCATTCTCCGGACACCCCCCATCCCCTAAACGGGAAGCACGGGTGACACAACACCCTCACGGCGCTGCGGAATCGCCCCTTTCGGCGCAGGGAACCGCAGGGCCAGCCAGTGCCAGGGAACCCCGGAGAACGCCATACAGGGCCAGGGCCGGGCCTTGCTGCAGGCAGTGCAGAAAAAGCACCCTATGAAGTGCGCAGGCGTGGCGGGGAGACGAGTGCGCACGCCGGGGGGCAGATGGTGTTGGCCGGTCGGAGGAAGGGCGACGCCTTCGACCGCCCGTGATCGACCGTCAGCGGCTCACCACGGCCGCTGCAGGAACCTACGAAGGGCTGGACCGCGCCCACAAGAAAGCCGCCCGTAGGCGGCTTGTGGTTGGCTCAGTTGCTTCGTGGGTTACAGGCTGGGCAGGCGCGTCCTGGCCACATCGAAGTAGTGCCCGGTCATCTCGATACCGGTCCAGCGATAGCCCTCGGCATCCGCGGCCACCAGGGTGGTGCCCGAACCTGCGAAGGGATCGAGGATGCGGCCGCCCTTCTCGCAGATGCGCACCAGCTGGCGCATCAGGTCGGTCGGCTTGCCGGTCAGGTGGTGCTTGTCCGCTTTGCGCACCGCCTCGCGGAAGACGCCCGGCAGCGTTGGCGCAGCCCGGCCCAGCGGCATCCCGCCCTTGCTACCCCACACGACGTATTCGGCCTGGTTGGAGAAACGGCCACGCTGCGGCCGCACGCCGCCGGTCTTGTCCCACACAGCCACACCGCGCCAGGTGAAGCCGGCGCATTGCAGCGCGTCGGTGGTCAGCGGTAGTTGCCGCCAGTCGGTGAACAGCAGCACTGGCGCGCCATCCCGCAAGATGCGGTTGCACTGTGCCAGCCACAGCTGCATCCATGCCAAGTGCGAACGCTGGTCGCGTTCGTCGCTGGGGAAGTCTGCATGCAGGTATGGCCCGCAGCTCTGCATGTACTTCTCGTTGGGGCTGCGCTGGCGAGCGGAGGCGTGGACGCCGCCGCTGGCATACGGGGGATCAGTGATGAGGGCGTCGAAGCTGTTGGCCGGCAGGGTCGGCAGGACGGTCAGCGCATCGCCGTGGATCAGTTCGTTCTTCATGGGTAGAGCCTTCTTCGTGGTGTCGCTCGCGGCGATCCATGGAGAGGCTCTGGGCCTTCATGTGGTTCATGTCCCCGCACCGGGGGCATTTCATTTGCAGGTCATAGTCGCCGGCCGCTCGGGCTAGCAGGCGCGCACAGGCGCCACAGCGCAGGTTCTGTCGTGCACGTGTCATGCCGCCGCCGCTCCCAGCTCGAACGCATCGAATCGGATCACCTCTTGGCCCAGCCAATCGTTGATCGCGGTCATGCGCGTCTGCAGCGGCGCCAGCTCCATGGCAGCCCACACGGTCGCCGCATCGCGGATCGAGCCGAAGCCACCGCTGTTCTGGGGCACGATACCGAGCAGCTGCGGCGGCACGCGCAGCGCCGCGAGCATGTCATCGCGGGTCACGCTCTTGATGCCGGTGAATTCATCCCTGGCCGCCACTTCGCTGACAGGGATCACCTGCAGGCCATCCTTCTTTCCGTTGGGCGAATGCACGAACAGGTTCTTGAAATTGCCCGGCCCGCGCGACTGCCGCAGCGCATTGCGCAGCGCGTCCACGTCCATGCCTTCCGGCTGGGGGTCGGTCAGGTAGAGGATGTATCCGGCGTGCGAACCGTTGTTGTAGTACTTCCGCCGGAACAGCGTGGCCGATTCGTTCAGCAGCGCGGCCTGCACCGCTGGCATCCACTCCGGCAGGCCGTAGATCTCCTGGTCGGCATCCGCCTCCCGTAGCTGGAACACCTCGCCGGCGGGGAATTCGTGCTCGACGCGGCCAGCGCGGACCTGAAAGAACTCTCCCGGCTGTACGCCACGGCGCACGTACTGCGCCAGCGGCACCGCCAGGCTGTGCGCATTGCCAGACACAGCGCGGCGCCGCTCCACATACGCCATGCCGAAGGTGGTGTAGTCCAGCGCCAGCTGCGCGAACGCGTCGCGGTTCAGCAGTCGATGCGGTCGGAACGTGCGCACCAGCATGTTGCGCTTGAACGTCAGGCCGCTCTGCAGGTAGGGGTTGGAGCGAGTCGTGCGGGAAAGGCCGTGCAGATCCACCGGCGGCTCGAAGTATCGGCCATTGCGCCAGCATTCGAGGTAGTCGAGGAAGCCGCGCGATTCCAGCACGGGGCTGGCCTCGCCGAAGGTGAAGGCTTCGATACTCACCGGCGGCGCGGCGATGGCGCCCTGGTCGGTGTCGGTCATCAGAATATCTCCATGGTGCCGCGTGCAGCCTGTCCGCCCTCAAGCGGTTCGTTCTGCAGCGCGTGCATGAGTGCCCACGCCAGATCGGCGTGACCGGTGATGCGCGAGCGGCCGGCGGTGTAGGTCACCTGGCGCCCGCTGGGGGTGATGGTTTTCTGGATCGCCAGCAACGATTGCGTGAGGTCGGTCCAGCCGGCGTCGTATTCCAGACGCTCGTTCTTGATGACGTCGAACGTCTTCAACACAAGCCGCGTCTTCACCTCGGGCGAGTAGCTGAAGACGGTCACGCCGGGGAAGAACTGGCGCACCAGCTGCGCAACGCCGGTACCCATGCCGGTCGCGTCAATACCGATGTAGGTCACCCAATAGCGAAGGGTGATCTGCTGGATGAATGCGGCCTGCGCTGCGAAGTCCATTCCCTTGAACTGATGACGTTCCAACACGCGGAACTTGCCCCCCGGAACCAGCGGCGGGGCCACCACCACGATGCCGGCGCTGTCCCCCGTCTCGGCCGGGTCGTAGCCGATCCACACCGCGCGTTCACCATAGGGGCGAATGGCAAACGGCTTGAAGTCGTCGGCCCAATCCACCCAGCTATCGACCTGGCACGGCTGCAGCATCGTGAGCGGGAAGACGCTGGCGCTGTCGTCCACGAACTCGCACATCAGCAGGTTGGCGAACTCCTCGGCGCTGTACTCGCGGCGCAGTTCCTCAATATCGAACAGATCGCAGCCTCGGCCCGCCGCATCCAGCACAGTCACGATCTGGCGCCAGATGGCGTCTTCGCAGTGGCGACCGCCCATCAGGCGTGCATGGCTCACGTCCAGCTGGATCTGCTGGGACACCGGCCGGCCCTTGTTGAAGCGGTCACCGGTCCAGAAATCGAACGCTTCGTGCGCCATGGTGGACGGTGTGCTGAAGTAGGTCTTGCGCCACTTCGTGTGCATCGCCATGCCGCTGGCGACTTTGTTCAGCTCTTTGAAGCCATAGGTCCAGAAGAACTCGTCGAAGTAGAGATTGCCGTGGTAGCTCTGCGCGGTGCGGGCGTTCGTACCCAGGAAGAACAGCTCGGCGCCGTTGGCCAGGGTGATCGGATCTCCGGTCAGATCCCGGTCCAGCACCTGACGCACAAAGCCACGCATATAGCCCAGGAAGACGTGCGCCTGGCTCTTGGAGGCGCTCAGAAAAATCTGATTGCGGCCGGTGATCAGCGCATCGATCAGCGCCTCGCGGGCGAAGTAGTACGTGGCACCGATCTGGCGCGACTTCAGGATGATGCGCGTGCGCTCGTTGCCTGCCCGGTACCAATCGCGCTGGTAGTCGAAACAGCCATCTACGAACGCCGTCTGCAGGCGCTCGATTTCTTCCTCACTGAACTCGTTCTTGCGTGCCTTCTTCTTCGGGGCCGCGTTGCGGTTGGCGACCGCCGGATTCAGGTCGGCTTCGTTGCCGCCGCCCTGGTACCGCTGGATGCGCGCCTGCCGTTCCAGCTGGCGATGCAGCAGATCAATCTCTTTGAAGTCACCGCCGGTCTTTCCTTCCTTGTGGATCAGGATGGCCAGGCGTGCCTCCAATGCGCCGCCGATGCGCTCGACGGTGTCAGCGCGGTCCCATTCGTCGCGCGCCTTCCAACTGTGGATCGTCTTTTCCTTCTCGCCGATCAGCGAGGCGATATCGCACACGCGCCAGCCCATCCAGTACAGGAACTTGGCTTGGCGTCGTGGATCGACGTGGAGTTTTTCGGCTACGCTGGTCACGTGAACAGGTTGCCCGGCGCCACGCGCGCGCGACACGGAAAACCCACGTAGAACAGCGGCTTACAAACTGATCGCGTTGCCGCTACAGCGCCCTCATTCGACCATGGGTCATCGCATCGAGAACCGATGCGCACCGATACCAGCAGAGGGCGAGATGGCCAGCAAAACCAAGAAGCGTTCCGAGTTCTTCCGTGTGGCCGTCGAGGGCGCGACCACCGACGGTCGCGTGATCGAGCGACAGCAGATCACCGAGATTGCCGAGACCTACGACCCGCAGGTGTACGGTGCCCGCATCTGGCTGGAACACATCCGCAGCTCGCTGCCGGACAGCCCTTTCCGAGCCTATGGCGATGTGGTGGCAGTCAAGGCCGAGGAAGTGGACATCGCCGGCAAGAAGAAGCTGGCCCTGTTCGCACAGGTCGAGCCGACCGATGACCTGGTCGACATGGTCAACGTGCGCAAGCAGAAGGTCTTCACCAGCATCGAGATTTCCCCGGAGTTCGCCGACAGCGGCAAGGCGTACCTGTTCGGCTTGGCCGTGACCGATTCGCCGGCCAGCCTGGGCACTAGCATGCTCGCCTTCTCGGCCCAGAATCCGGATGAGAACCCGCTGAAGGATCGCAAGCAGGCTCCGGAGAATCTGTTCACCGAAGCCACTGAGACAGTCATCAAGTTCACCGCCGAGGAAGAGCCTGAGGCCCGCCCCGGCCCGGTTGCCCTCCTGCTGTCCACCCTGGGCCTTGCCAAGAAGCCCGCGCCGGCGCCGGCCAAGGACGACGCCGAGTTCGATGTGGCTGAATTCGCCACCAAGCTGTTCGACGCGGTGGGCGAGCAGGACGCCGCCATGGCCAAGCTGAGCCAGGACAACCGCGCACTGCGCGAACAGGTGCAGGCCCTCTCCACCCAGGTCGCTGGCATGCGCAAGAAGCTGGATGAAACCCCGCAGGCATTCACCCAACGCCCGGTTGTGCCGGGTGGCAAGGACGTGGACGCCGCCAACATCACCGATTGCTGATCGGCCCCCTCCTTCACGATTCCGGAGCTACCCCATGCGTACCGAAACCCGCCGCCAGTTCGAGGGCTATACCAGTCAGGTTGCAAAGCTGAACAACGTCAGCGGCGTGGCCAACACCTTCTCCGTCGAGCCGACTGTGCAGCAAAGTCTCGAAGCCCGAATTCAGGAGAGCAGTGCGTTCCTGCAGTCGATCAACATGGTCGGCGTAAGCGATCTCAAGGGCGAGAAAGTTGGTGTTGGCATCAGCGGAACCATCGCTGGACGCACTGATACCAGCGGCAATGGCGAGCGCAACCCATCCGATCCGACCGCGACGACTTCCAACAAGTACGAGTGTCAGCACACTAACTTCGACACCGCGCTGCCCTATGCGCGTCTGGATGCCTGGGCACATCGCCCAGAGTTCCAGACCCTCATCCGCGACGCGATCGCCCAGCGGCAGGGACTGGACCGCATCATGATCGGCTGGCACGGCACCAGCATTGCCAGCACCACCAACCGCGTGGCCAATCCGATGCTGCAGGACGTGAACAAGGGCTGGTTGCAGAAGTACCGTGAACACGCGCCCGAGCGGGTGATGCATGAGGGTGTGGATGGCTCCGGCAAGATCAAAGTCGGCGGCGCTGGCGCTGACTTCGAGAACATTGACGCCCTGGTGCTGGACCTGGTCGCCAACATGATCGACCCGTGGCATCAGGAAGACCCGAATCTAGTCGTGATCTGCGGCCGCACGCTGGTCCACGACAAGTACTTCCCGATCATCAACAAGGCGGACGCTGCCACCGAGAAGGTCGCGGCCGAACTGATCCTGGGCACCAAGCGCATCGGTGGCCTGCAGCCGGTCGTTGTGCCGTTCTTCCCGGCCAAGTCGCTGATGGTAACCAGCCTCAGCAACCTGTCTCTGTACTGGCAGATTGCCTCCCGCCGCCGCTACATCATCGAGCAGCCCAACAAGAACCGCGTCGCCAACTTCGAGTCGTCCAACGATGACTACGTGGTCGAGGACTACGGCCTGGGCGCAGTGGCCGAGAACATCGAGTTCGGGAAGTAAGTCATGGCCGACACTCCCGCCAGTCGCCACGTGAAGCGAGTGCTCGCCGCCAAGGAGGCGGCGCGCACCGCCGGCAGCAACCTGATGGAAGGAACCACCATCTACCAGCAGATGCAGGTGCGGCTGGCATCGGATCGCGCCCGCCTGAAACAGATCCAGTCCACCCAAGGAAAGGCCCAGCTCAAGGTTGCGCTGCTGCCCTCCTATGCCCCGTATCTGGAAGGCGTGCTTTCCGCCAACGCCGGCGGCAAGGACGACATTGTTTCCACGCTGATGCTCTGGCACTTCGATGCAGGCCAGTTCGACGCCGGTCTGGACATTGCGCAGTACGTTCTCGCCCATGGGCTGGATATGCCCGATACCCACAAGCGCACCGCAGGCTGTGTGGTGGCCGAGGAAGTGGGCCAGGCCGCGATGAACGCGCTCAAGACCAGCGCCCCGTTCGACCTAGATGTGATCGACCGGGCAGCCACGCTCACCGAGGGCCAGGACATGCCCGACGAAGTGCGCGCACGCCTGCTACTGGCGCGAGGACGCAGCCTGCTGGCCACCGATACCGAGGCTGCTCCGCTGGACGCCGACGCGGTTGCCAAGGCCATCGAAGACCTGCGCACCGCGATCCAGCTGCATGACAGCTGCGGCGGCAAGGAAGACCTCAAGCGCGCCGAGCGTCTGATGAAGAAGTTCGAGGCCAGTCAGTCCAACGACTGACCTCACACCGAGCGTACCCCGCAACCCCGCCGGCTCGGGGCCGATCACCAAGACCTCTCTCCCTTGGTGTGACGCCCCGACCACCGGCGACCTACGAGGACACCATGAGCGCATTCACCGCTAACGCATCGCCCGTTCCCAAGCTCGCCCCCGTCGCCGCCGGTGCGTTCTGGCCGGAGATTGACGTGGAGCTGCTGCGCGAGGCGATCCGCGTTCCCGGCGATGTACTGCCAGCGCGATTGCGCAGCACCGTGGTGGTGGCGGTCGTCTCGGTTACGCGCGAACTGGGTAAGTGGCAGGCCGGCAAAGAAGCCGCCGGCTATGCCGCGCTGGCCGATGTGCCAGCGCAGGAGATCGACGGCCAGTCGGTGCTGCTGCAGCTGTACCGGCGCGCCGTTCAGTGCTGCACCGCTGTTGAGCTGCATGAACGCTACCGCTCCTACGATGCCACCGCACAGGGCAACCAGCGGGCCGACGATCTGACCCCAACCATTGATGAAATGCGAAGGGATCACCGCAACGCCATCAGCGATCTGCTGGGGCTGCGCCGCGTCACGGTGGAGTTGATCTGATGCGCGTCATCGCCCAGCAGGGGGACACCCTCGATGCGCTGTGTTTTCGCCACCTGGGCACCACCGCCGGCACGGTCGAGAAGGCCCTGGCATTGAACTACGGCATCAGCCTACTCGGGCCGTTGCTCCCCATGGGCACCGAGGTGGAACTGCCGGACGTGCCCGCATCGCCCACCGGCGCGGCCACGCGCCCACTTGTCCAGCTATGGGATTGAAGATGACCGAACCAACCTCTACCGGCAGCATGGTGGCCCTGGCCACCGGCGTTGGCCTCGCCTCGCTGCTGCCCGGCATCGAAACTGACGCATTCATAGGCGCATTCGCCGGCGGGACGCTGTTCGTCGTCTCGGCCAAGGACCTGTCGCTGTGGAAGCGTCTGATCTATCTGGCCATCAGTGTCGTGGCCGGTTACATGGGCGGTACCGAAGTCATGCGCCGGTTCGACGTGGCTTCCAGCGGCCTGGCCGCGTTCCTGTGCGCGGCCACCATCATCACCCTGACGCTGACCCTGATCGAGCGCAGCCGTACCAAGGTGCCGACCACGACCCGGTACTCGCGGGAGAACGTCGATGACTGAGTTCCTGACCGCCGCCACGCTCCTGTGCAGCCTGGCGATCTGCATTCGCCTGCTGACCTACCGCCCAATGCCCGGCGCCAACCATCGCCACGGCATCGCTTGGTGCGCGTGGCTGCTGACCACCGCCACCGGCGGCCAAGCCCTGCAGATCTTGCTGCAGGGGCCGCGTGCCACCGTCAGCGTCTGGCAGCTGGTGCTGCTGATCGTGCTGCTGGTGGCCACCTACCGCTCGCGCGGCAACGTCGCCCATCTGTTCGGGAGCCGATGACATGCTCAGCCCCACCCTGCTCGCCCAGATCATGCAGTGCCCCCAGCAGCGCGCCCAGCGCTGGGCCGAACCGCTCAATGCCGCCATGAAGCGCTTCGGCATCAACACGCCGGTGCGCGCAGCCTACTTCCTCGCACAGCTGGGCCACGAAAGCCTGAGCTTGGCCCGCACTGAGGAATCACTCAGCTACAGCCGCGAACGGCTGTTGGAAGTGTTCGGCAAGTACATCACCGCTCCCGAGGCGGTGGCGTTCGTTCACCAACCGGCCAAGCTCGGCAACCGGGTCTACGCCAACCGCAACGGCAACGGCAACGAGGCCAGTGGCGATGGCTACCTGTTCCGCGGCCGTGGCCCGCTGCAGCACACCGGCCGTGGGAACTACCGCAGCATGGGCCAGCTGATCGGCCAGCTGTTGGAAGAGCAGCCGGGCCTGCTAATCGAGCCGGAAATTGGCGCCATGGCGGCGGCAGCGTTCTGGCACGTGAACGGCCTCAATGCCTACGCCGACCAGCGCGACGTGCTGGCCGTCAGCCGCATCATCAACCTGGGTAACGCCCGCAGCCGCGCCACGCCCAATGGCATGGCCGACCGCACCGTCCGCACCAACCGCGCCCTGGCTGCGCTGGGGGCACGCTGATGCTCTACCGCGCCCTCGCATTGGCCGCGTTGGTACTGGCCACCACCGGCCTCTTCAGCTGCCAGCAGCTGCGCGTCAGTCGAGCCACCGCCGCGCTGGACAAGGCCAACCGCGCACTGGCCACCGCCAACGCTGAGAAGTCCGACCTGGCCGGCAAACTGGAACTGGCCCAAGGCACCACCCGCGTCGTGACCGAGTACGTGGATCGCGTACAGGTGGTGCGCGAGCGCGGCGCCACCATCGTCAAAGAGGTTCCCGTCTATGTCACTGCGACAGCTGATTCTGCCTGTGCTGTTCCTGCTGGCTTCGTGCAGTTCCACGATGCCGCCGCGAGCGGCAACACCGCCGCCGGACCTGCCGGAGATCCTGATGCGCCCGCCCCCGGCGTTACGCTCTCTGCCGTCGCCGAAACCGTCGCCGACAACTACACCAGCTGCCACGCCACCGCCGCGCAGGTAGTTGCCCTGCAGGATCTGGCCCGCCAGCTGCAGGCTGAACTTGTGCGACAGGCGGGGGAACCGTGAAGAAGCCGCAGCTGCTGCGGCAGCACCTGGTCGCGGCCATTCCGGCGCTGGCCGCAGATCCTGACAAGCTGCTGATCTTCGTAGACAGCGGCGGCCTGGCCGGCACCTACCGCCCCGGCTTGGCGTTCGAGTACCGCTATACCCTCGACCTGGTGCTAACCGACTTCGGAGGCGCACCCGAAGCGGTCATGGTGCCGCTGCTGCAATGGCTGACCCGCCACCAGCCCGAGTTGCTGGCCAACCCTGCCAACCGGGACAAGCTGACCTTCGAGGTGGACGTGCTGGGCGACAACCTGGTGGATCTGGCCATCAAGATGCCGCTCACCGAACGGGTGCTGGTCACCCGCGCCGCTGATGGCACCGTGCAGCTGCAGCACCTGCCCGAGCCGGCTGCAGAGGACGCCCATGCCGATATGCTGGCCGGAGGTGTCCTGATGGCCGACGGCGTGCAGATCGCCACCCTGCCGGCGATCACCGAATGAGCGAGGATCTGCAGCGGCTGGAAGCCTGGGCGGCGCCGCTCTTGCGGCGCCTGCAGCCGGCCGAGCGCGGCAAGCTGGCGCGCAAGGTCGGTACCGCGCTGCGCCGGGCGCAACAGCAGCGCATCGCGGGGCAGAAGAACCCCGACGGCACGCCCTACGCGGCGCGCCGTGCTGCGCCCCTGCGCCGGGCCAAGGCCGGGCGCATCAAGCGTGGTGTCATGTTTGCCAAGATCCGACAGGCGCGGCACCTTCGCGTGCGCGTGACCCCCAATGAAGTGGCCGTCGGCTTCACCGGCCGCGTATCCCGCATTGCCCTGATCCATCAGGAAGGCCGTGCTGACGCCGTGAGCAAGGGTGGTCCCCGCGTGACCTATGCCCGCCGAAAGCTGCTGGGCTTCTCCCCTACCGATGAGCAGCTGGTGCGTGATCTGATCCTCGACCATCTGCGCGAGCCGTAGCGTAATCACCACCGCTACACGGCCTGCGCGATGACCACGCGCGCGCGCGATGGGAAGCTGCAACCACGCTCCCAGCCGATGCCGCCGTGTCTACCTTTACTGCCGTTGACCTGTCCCGATTGCCGCTGCCTGCGGTGTTTGAACCGCTGCAGTTCGAGCAGCTGCTCGCCCGGCGCGTGGCCGAGTTTAAGCGGTACATGCCTGACTATGACGCCCTGGTCGAATCCGATCCGGTCTACAAGGTGCTGCAGGCCAGTGCCTACCGCGAGCTGATGCTGCGCGAGCAGTTCAACCAGCGCGCACGCGGCCTGTTCCTGGCCTATGCGCAGGGCGCCGATCTGGACAACCTCGCCGCCCCCTTCGGCGTCACCCGCAGGCAACTGGTCCCTGCCAATCCCGAAGCCGGAACGCCGGCCGCGTTCGAGACAGATACCGAGTTTCGACGCCGCATCCAGCTGGCGCCCGAAGGGCTTTCGGTGGCCGGTCCAGAGGGCGCCTACATCTTCCACACGCTTTCCGCAGACAGTGCGGTGCTCGATGCCAGCGCCACCAGCCCGGCGCCAGGCGAGGTTGTGGTGACCGTGCTCGGGCGGGACGGTGATGGCACGCCCTCGCCCGCGCTGCTGGCCAAGGTCAACGACCAGCTGCAGAGCGGGGAGGTCCGCCCGCTTACCGATCTTGTGACCGTGTCGCCGGCGCAGATCGTCAGCTACACCGTCGATGCGGACCTGACCACCTTTGACGGCCCGGATGGGGCTGTGGTGATTGCCGAGGCCAAACGACGGTTGGCTGCTTACATGAGCGAAGCCCACCGCCTCGGCCGGGATATCGCCGTCTCCGCCATCTATGCCCAGCTGCATACCGAGGGCGTGCAACGTGTGCGCCTTCGCAGCCCCATGGCCGATCTGAGCATCAGCCGCACACAGGCCGCACATTGCGCGTCGGTCACGGTGAACCACGTGGGCACCGATGAATAGCACCAGCCTGCTGCCGCCCAACGCAACGACGTTGGAGCGCGCATTGGAAGCGGCCGATGCGACGGTGCTGACCATGCCCATGCGGCACGGCCAGATCAAAGACCCGTGGACGTGCCCAGCGGAGTTCCTGCCGTGGTTGGCGTGGGAAATGTCGCTCGATACCTGGGACAGCGCGTGGCCTGAGCACATCAAGCGGCAGCGCATTGCCAGCGCCATCAACATCCAGCGTCACAAGGGCACCGCCGGCAGCGTGCGTGAGGTGATCGAATCGTTCGGTGGGTCCGTGGTCATCCGTGAGTGGTGGCAGCAGGAGCCGCGCGGCGTCCCACACACCTTCGAGCTGGTGCTGACCCTCTCTGGCCGCCCCGGCGCAGATCCATCGGCCAAGTACGTCGAGGACGTAATCGCCGAGGTCACCCGGACAAAGCCGGTGCGCTCCCATTTCACCTTTACCCAAGGCGCCGAGTTCGCAGGAAAGCTCGGGCTGGTCGCGGCCCTTCGATCCACCTCCTACCGGCGCCTGCAGATGACCACTGAGGATTGATCCCATGCGATTGAAGTTCACCACCCTTGGCCGCGCCGCCCTGGTCAATGCCGCGCACACCGGCACCAAGGCCGTCACCGTGACGCAGATCGGCGTGACCGATCGAGCATTCACGCCGGACCCTGCAGGTGGCGACCTGGTACTGCCAGGCGAACGCAAACGACTGACCACCTTCGGTGGCAAGGCCGTTGCCGATGACGTGGTTCACCTGACCGTGCGTGATGAATCGAACGATTCCTACCCCTTGCGCGGGATTGCCCTCTATCTGGAAGACGGCACCCTGCTGGCCCTCTACGGGGGCACAGAGGTAATCCTCGAAAAGTCCTCGCAGGCCATGATGCTGCTGGCCCTCGATTGGATCCTGGCCGACATGGACGCCAAGCAGATCCAGTTCGGCAACACCGACTTCCTCAATCCCCCGGCCACCACCGAAGTGCAGGGCGTGGTCGAGCTGGCCACCGATGAAGAGGCCATCGCCGGCAAGGACGACAAGCGCGCGGTAACCTCCAGCGCGCTGCAGGCTACGCTGGACGAACGGTTGGGCAAGGCGGCGCCCACGGCGCTGGGCAAGGCAATGATTGGGTGCGGCGATGCCGCAGAGGTGCGCGATGATCTCGGGATCAAAGGCGCTGCCCTCAAGGATGAAGGAAGCGGTAAGGGCCTGGACGCTGACAGCGTGGACGGAAAGCACGCTGCAGACTTTGCGGCCAAGCAGCACACTCACACCATCGCCGATATCATCGACCTGGCCCCGGCTCGGTTGCTACCGGCCGGCCTGGTAGCCCACTTCCCCACCGCCGTGCCGCCCGAAGGTTGGTTGCGCTGTAACGGCGCGGACGTGAGCCGCACGACCTATGCGGCCCTGTTCGCGGTGATCGGGAACACGTTCGGCAGTGCCAACGGCTCGACGTTCCGCCTGCCCGATCTGCGTGGCGAGTTCATTCGAGGATGGGATGACGGCCGTGGTGCTGACAATGGCCGTGCACTCGGCTCACATCAGGCTGACGAGATCAAGTCGCACGACCATCAGGGGCCGACCGCTGCAGGAACGCCGACGGGGTCGTATGAAGTCCCAGCGGCGCCCGGATACAACGCCTACGATTACGTTGGCGCAGCGCCAGTCAGTGCGACAGGCGGCGCAGAGACGCGCCCGCGAAACGTTGCGCTGCTCGCGTGCATCAAATTCTGAGGCCGAACAATGAAGATCAAAACCGTGTGGCAGTGCGACAGCGAGGGCTACCTTGTCGGCCCAACGGTGGCCGATGAAAGCCCACTCGAATCGGACACCTACCTTATTCCCGCCGGTGCGGTGACCGTGAAGCCGCCCCATCTGCTGACCGTCAAGCAAGAATGGCGATGGGATGGAAACGCATGGCAGGCCGTTGATGCTCGCCCGCCGGTTCCTGTGTTGACGCCCGCAGAGCGTCTGGCCGCGTTCTTGAAAGCCAACCCGGATGTGAGTGCGCTGATTTCCAGCTGACACCGTGTAGGCTCGGGAATTACGCGGCGCACTACGTGCGCGCGCGAATGCTGCCGGCGAGCATGGCCACATGGATAGCGGCCTGCCACAGAAAGTAAGCAACCTGATGCGCGACGGCGTGGTGACCGAGGTCGATCACGCCGCCGCGCTCTGCCGCGTGCGCAGTGGTGAACTGGAAACCGCGTTCATCCCATGGCTGACACCCGCCGCAGGCAAGGTCCGGGTGTGGCTCCCGCCGAGCAGCGGCGAGCAGGTCCAATTGCTCTGCATCGACGGTGACCTGGCCTACGCGGTCGCCCTGCGCGGAATGTTCAGCAACGCGTTCCCGGCGCCGTCCAGCAACCCGGATCTGGTGCTGATCCAGTTTGCCGACGCCGCCACCATTGCCTATGACAGCGCCGCCCATGCCCTTGCAGCCAACCTGCCTGCCGGCGGCACCGTCAGCATCGTTGCCAACGGCGGCGTGCACATCACCGGGCCGGTCACCATTGAGGGCAACGTGTCCATCACCGGCAAGGCCGAAGCCAGCGAGGATGTGATCGCCGGCGGCGTCAGCCTCAAGCAACACAAGCACCGCGACGTGCAGCCCGGTGGCGGCACTTCGGGACCGCCGGCGTGATCGGCATGGATGCCATCAACGGTGGCAGCGCCGAGGGCACTGCACACCTGGTGCAGTCCATCCGCGATGTGCTGACCACGCCACTCGGTTCGCGCATCCAACGCCGTGACTACGGTTCGCTCCTGCCGGAACTGATCGACCAGCCGTTCAACGATCACACCCGTCTGCAGCTGTTCGGTGCCACCGCCACCGCCCTGATGCGGTGGGAGCCACGGATACGGCTCACCCGCGTTGCGCTCGCCCAAGGCGATGCCGCCGGCGTCTTTGTGCTCGACCTGGACTACCAGCACGCGGGTAGCCGCCAACCACAGCGCGCCACCGTCCCGCTTCGCTTCCAAACCCCATAACCGTAGGAGTTACCCATGGCTCAGGACTATCACCACGGCGTGCGCGTCATCGAACTCGATGGCGGCATCCGTCCCATCCGCACCGTCGCCACTGCCATCGTCGGCATCGTCTGCACCAGCCAGGATGCGGACGATGCAACCTTCCCCATCGACACCCCGGTGCTGCTGACCGATGTGCGTGGCGCCATCGCCAAGGCGGGCACCAAGGGCACGCTCGCAGGCGTGCTTGGCGCCATTGCCGACCAGTCCAACCCGGTGACCGTGGTGGTGCGCGTGGACGAAGGCGACGATGCCGCTGCCACGACCAGCAATGTCATCGGCACCGCCGCAGGTGGTCGCTACACCGGCTTGCAGGCGCTGCTGGTGGCCGAGAGCAAGCTCGGCGTGAAGCCGCGCATCATTGCCGCGCCGGGGTTGGACACCGAAGCGGTCACCACCAGCATCGCCTCGATCTGCAAGAAGCTGCGCGCCATCGCCTATGTCGGCGTGGGCGAGGCCAAGACCGTCTCGGAAATCCTGCTCTACCGCAAGAAGTTCGGCGACCGCGAACTGATGATGATGTGGCCCGACTTCCTGACCTGGGACACCACGGCCAAGAAGGAGGCCGTCAGCTACGCCACGGCCCGCGCCCTCGGCCTGCGCGCCCTGATCGACCAGCAGACCGGCTGGCACAAGACCCTGTCCAACGTGAAGGTGCAGGGCGTTACCGGCATCAGCGCGGACGTGACCTGGGATCTGCAGGACCCGCAGACCGACGCCGGGCTGCTCAATGCCGCTGCGGTGACCACCCTCATCAACAGCCAGGGCTACCGCTTCTGGGGTTCGCGCACCTGCAGTGACGATCCGCTGTTCGCCTTCGAGTCGGCCACGCGCACTGCGCAGATCCTGGCCGACACCATCGCCGAGGCGCAGATGATCTACATCGACAAGCCGCTTCACCCGTCACTGGTGAAGGACATGATCGAGACGATCAACGCCAAGTTCCGCGAGTTGAAGAACGGCGGCTACGTGATCGACGCCAACGCCTGGTACGACGAAGCTGCCAACCTGCCCACGCAGCTCTCCAGCGGCCAGCTGGCCATCGACTACGACTACACCCCGGTGCCGCCGCTGGAAAGCCTGAATCTTCGCCAGCGCATCACCGACCGCTACTTCGCCGACTTCGCCAACCGCATCAACACCTGATGCACTGAGGAACCACTCCCATGTCCCTGCCCAGCAAACTGAAAAACCTCAATCTGTTCAACGATGGCGCCAGCTATCTCGGCCAGGTTGTCGAGGTGAAGCTGCCCACCCTGACCCGCAAGATGGAAGAGTTCCGCGCCGCCGGCATGGTCGGCCCCATCGATATCGATCTCGGCCAGGAGAAGATCGAACTGGAATGGAAGTGCGGCGGGCTGATGCGTGACGTGCTGCGCCAGTACGGCGCCGTGCGCCACAACGCCGTGCAGCTGCGCTTCGCTGGTGCCTACCAGCGCGAAGACAGCGCCGAGGTCGATGCGGTGGAAATCGTCGTCCGCGGCCGTCACAGCGAGATTGATCCCGGCACCGGCAAGGTCGGCGACGACACCGAGTTCAGCACCAAGACCTCGGCCAGCTACTACAAGCTGAGCATCAACGGCCGCACCGAGATTGAAATCGATATGGTCGGCATGGTGTTCATCGTCAACGGCGTGGACCTGCTCGCCGCCCAGCGCCGCGCCATCGGCGGCTGATCCACCCAAGCGCCGGGCCGCTCCCATGGCCCGGCCGCCCCATTCCTGAGAGAGACGCACCATGACCGCCAAGACCAACACCGCCATCGCCCCGAACACCATCGCGCTCGACTACCCCATCCAGCGCGGCGAGCAGACCATCGACACCATCACGCTGCGCAAACCCAATGCCGGCGAGCTGCGCGGCATCAAGCTGGTGGATCTGCTGCAGATGGACGTGGGCGCGCTGGCCACGCTGCTGCCGCGCATCACTGAGCCGCCCCTGACCGCTGCTGATGTGAACAAGCTGGACCCCGCCGACCTGGTCGCCATCGGCACCGCGACGGCGGGTTTTTTCTTGCCGAAGGCGCAGCAGGAATTCCTCGCTGTGTAGAGGAATACATGGCCGATATCGCGGTGATCTTTCCGTTCACGCTCACCGAATTATCGGCCCTTTCGCTATCTGAACTGATCGAATGGCGCGAGCGCGCCCGAGTAAGAAGTGGAGCCGAGCCGTGATACCGTCCCCCCATGGTCACCGTGATCGCCATCGTTGTTGCGCTGCTCCTGCTCGGGTTCGTCCTGGCGCTGCTGGTGTGGGCGTTGAGCGCGCTCTGCCGCCTGCTGGCCGCGTTCGCTCCCGATCCGTCCGCTACCACGCCGCCGTAGGTAGCGCGCCGGTTGTCGTCGCATGAGCGGCGGCAACCTTCGCCTGCAGGTAGTCCTGCAGGCACTCGATCAGGCCACAGCGCCCTTCCGCAAGGTCATGGCCGGCAGCAAGGGGCTTGCCGGCGCCCTGCAGGAGCAGCAGGCCTCCCTGCGCCGACTGAACAACGCCCAGCGCGATGTGAGCGCGTATCGCCAGCAACAGCAGGCCATGCGGTCCACCCAGCAGAGCTATCAAGAGGCCCAGGTCCGTGTCGCCGCGCTGGCCCGGCAGATGGCCACCGCTGGCACGCCGACCCGCAAACTCAGCCGTGAGTTCGCTCAGGCCAAGACCGCCGCCGCCCAGCTGAAAAACCAGCATCAACAGCAGGCCGTGGAACTGCAGCGTCTGCGCTCCGGTCTGGACCGTGCTGGCATCAGCACGCGTCAGCTCGGTACCCATGAGCGCAAGCTGCGCACCGACATCGCCGCTGCCACCCAGCAGATGGAACAGCAGCGCACGCGCCTGGCTGCACTGGATGCGGCTCAGGCACGTAGCCAGAAGATCCACAGCGCCGGCATGAATGCCGCCGCGCACGGTGCGGGTGTGGCGTTCGCCGCATTCGGCGCCCTGCGCGCTCAGGCACTCCCTATCGCCCAAGCCATGAGTTTCGAGTCGGCCATGGCCGACGTGAAGAAGGTGGTGGACTTCGACACGCCCGATGGCTTCGAGAAGATGGGCACCGACATTGAGGAACTGTCGCGGCGCCTACCCATGGTGCCCACCGACATTGCCAGGATCGTCGCCGCCGCCGGCCAGGCCGGCATCGCCAGCAACGAACTGACCCGTTTCGCCGAGGACGCGGCCAAGATGGGCGTGGCCTTCGACAGCACGGCCGAAGAAGCCGGCCAGACGATGGCGACCTGGCGCACCGCGTTCCGCATGGGCCAGGATGACGTTGTCGTGCTGGCCGACAAGATCAACTACCTGGGCAATACCGGCCCGGCCAGCGTCCAGAAGATCAGCGAGGTGGTGAACCGCATCGGTGCCCTTGGCGAGGTCGCCGGCCTGGGCAGCGGCCCGCTGGCCGCGCTGGGCGCAACCGTTGCCGGTATGGGCATCGAGTCGGAAGTGTCGGCCACCGGCATCAAGAACATGCTGCTCACCCTTTCCTCGGGCGAGGCGGCAACGGCCCGTCAGGTGGCATCGTTCGACAAGCTCGGCCTCAAGGCGGGCGACCTGGCCAAGGCGATGCAGGACGACGCCGGCGGCGCCATTCTCGACGTGCTGGAGAAGCTCAAGCAGCTGCCCAAGGCCGAGCAGGCCGCGACGATGACGCAGCTGTTCGGGCGCGAGTCCATTGGCGCCATCGCCCCGCTGCTGACCAATCTGGACCTGCTGAAAGAGAACTTCGGCAAGGTCGCCGATGAACAGAAGTACGGCGGTTCGATGAACGCCGAGTACGCCGCGCGCGTAGGCACGGCCGAGAACGGCCTGACCCTGCTCAAGAACAGCGCCACCGTGCTGGCCCAGCGCATCGGCAAGACACTGCTGCCGACGGTCAAGGAAATGGCCGCGCGCATTGCCGCCGTCGCCGACAAGATGGCCGAGTGGGTGAAGGAGAATCCGCAGCTGGTGGCCACCATCGCCAAGCTGGTCATCGGTGGTACCGCATTGGCCGTCGCACTCGGCGGGCTGGTGGTGGCCGGTGGTGTCGGCGCCATGGCCCTGAGCCAGATCCACAAAGCCGTTTCGCTGCTCAGTGGCGGCGGCGGGCTGGGCAAGCTGGTGGGCCAGGTACTCTCCCTCGGTGGCCGCGCTTTCCCGATGCTGTTCAACGTCGGCCGCATGCTGCTGCCGCTGCTGGGCGGTATCAGCCTGCCGGTGCTGGCCATCGGCGTTGCCATCGGCGTTGTCGCCGCGCTGGTGTGGAAATACTGGGAGCCGATCAAGGCATTCATGATCGGCACGTGGCAGGGCATCCTCGACGTGGTCAATCCGATCATGGATGAGCTGGCCAAGGCGCTCGAACCGCTCGGCCCGGTGTGGGACATGGTGTCCGGCGCCATGGGCAAGGCGTGGGATTGGGTGAAGAAGCTGTTCGCCCCGTTCGAGGCCACCAGCGAACAGCTGCAGGGCGCCACTGATGCTGGCCGGGGCTTCGGCAACATCCTGGGCAACGTGCTGACCGTGAACCTCAAGATGGCGGTCAAGGCCATCGGTTGGCTGGTCAGTGTGTTCACCACGATTCTGCCCGCGATCCAGAACGCCATCGGCGGCGCGTGGACCTACCTACAGGGCGCATGGGATCTGATCGTGGGCCTGTTCACCGGGAACGGCGAGAAGATGCGTGCCGGCCTGTCGGCCATGTGGGATGGCATCAATCAGATCCTGCTCGGCTGGCCGGCCAAGATGTGGCAGGCCGGTGTGGATATCGTCATGGGCCTCATCAACGGCGTGAAGTCGATGGCCGAAGGCGTGTACCTGGCCGTGAGCGACGTGGCCACCGGGGTGATGAACAAGTTCAAGGGCATGCTCGGTATCCACAGCCCGTCGCGCGTGTTCGCACAGTTCGGCGACTTCACCATGCAGGGTCTGGCCGGTGGTCTGGACCGCAGCCAGGGCGAGCCGCTGCAGCAGGTAACCAGCCTGGGCGACCGCATGAAGCAGGCCGGCGCAGGCATCGCGCTGGGCGCGGCTGCAATGCCCGTTATCGCCGGCGGCGCGCCGGTGATCGCCCCAAGCGCTGCAGCGGCCGCAGCGGGCGGCTCAGGCGCCTCCAGCTACACCATCAACATCACCGCGCCGGCAGGCACCGATGGCCAGGGCATTGCGGCCCTGGTGCGCGCCGAGATCGAGAAGATCGAGCGCGACAAGGCGGGCCGGCGTTCCTCCCGTCTGACTGACTGAGATCCATCGCCATGATGATGACCTACGGCACCTTTGTGTTTTCGCTGTCTACAGCTGCCTACGATCAGCTGCAGCGGCAAATGAGCTGGCGCCACGCCAGCAGCGAACGCCTGCACGCGCGCCCTGCACGCCAGTATGTCGGCCTGGGCGAGGACACCATCAACCTGCAAGGCGTGATCGCGGGCGAGCTGGCATCGAATCTGCACGTGCTGGATGATCTGCGCGCTCTGGCCGACGAAGGCAAGCCGCAAGCGCTGGTTGAGGGCACAGGGCTGGTCTACGGCGCCTATGTGCTGGTTGGCCTGAACGAGACACGCAAGGAGCTGTTCGCCGATGGCACGCCGCGCCTGATCGAGTTTCAGATGCAGCTCGAACGCGACGACGACGGCGCCGCCGCCGAGGTGCCGGCATGAGGGCCACCCCGTACCCCATTCCAGCTTGGCGCGTGGTGCTCGATGGCGTGGACCTGACCAGCCGTCTTGCCCCGCGCCTGCTCGACCTTTCGCTGTCGGAGAGCCGTGGCGACGAAGCGGACCAGATCGACCTGCGCCTGCATGACCATGACGGACGCCTGGCGCTGCCGCGTCGCGGTGTCGAGCTGCAGGTGGCCATCGGCTGGGAGGGCAGCGGCCTGTTCGATAAGGGAACGTTCGTGGTCGATGATGTGGAGCACAGCGGATCGCCCGACATTCTGAGCATCCGCGCGCGTTCGGCGAACCTGACCGGTGCGGTGCGCAGCCGCCGCGAACGCAGCTGGCACGAAAGCACCTTGGGCGACATTCTCGGGGCGATTGCCGGCGAGCATTCCCTGCGGCTTGCGGTGGCCGCGGATCTGGCGCGCCAGCCCATTCCCCACCTCGACCAGGCCAACGAGAGCGACATCAACCTGCTCACTCGCCTGGGCAAGCGCTTCGACGCGGTGGCCACGATCAAGGCCGGCACATTGATCTTCTCGCCCATCGGCGCCGGCACCACGGCCAGCGGCGAGCCGCTGCCAGGCGTTCAGATCACCCGCGCCAGTGGTGACCAGCACCGCTACAGCGTCGCCGACCGGGAGAAGTACTCCGGCGTGCGCGCGTACTGGGGCGACCGCAAGGGCGCCCGCCGCACGGGCGTGCTGGTGGGCACCTCGGAGAATGAGAAGAAGCTGCAGGCCACCTATGCCAACGCCGACGAAGCGCGTCAGCAGGCCGAAGCGGAATTCAAACGGCTGGATCGCGGTACAGCACAACTGAGCTACACACTCGCGCTGGGCCGCGCCGATATCTACCCTGAGCAGACGGTCACCGTCAGCGGCTTCAAGCCGGAGATTGATGGCACCGACTGGCTGGTGTCCAAGGTCACGCACACCATCGACGGCAGCAGCGGTTTCAGATCCAGCCTCGAGCTTGAGCGTGGCGGCGAATCCAGCGCAGAACCTTCGGCTTCAGATACCGAGTGACTGCGCCCGCAATGAGGAAGAGCAACGCGTGCGAGAGCGAACCACCGCATGCCGCTGCCATCACCGGTGATGGATAAGTTGCCTGCCAGATCGCCAGTGCGATCAATGCTGTAGACAAAGGGCGCCCCGTTTCCGTGGGCGCCCTTTCTGTTTCCACCTGCGCTACGCGCGGATGCTCCCCATGGGGGCATTGCATCTGTACGTCGCCGGTGAACACCTGGCCAATCACGGCCCCCTCGAACACGGTAGGGCCACTGCACACGCACGTTGCCTGACCACGCTTCACCTCACCGCTACAACCCATATTCCCTCACATCAGATTCCGCGCCCTGCCGGCGCCCTGTACGGGCGATTTAGCGGCCTGAATGCGATGCGGGGTAAGCCTCAGCGGACGGCTTTCTTTGATCCTTTCGGAGCCTTGACAACGACCTTTTGCCCGCGCAGATCCACGTCACCGCTGATCTGCTGGCCGATGCTGGTGTTCTCGAAGCTGGTCCGGGGCGCAGCTGTTGTCGCCGCCGGTGTAACACCGCGCAGCGCGGCCATCACGGCGGCGCGTGCCGAAGCCGACGCATTGCGCCAGGCATCAAGCAGATCCGCGTCGGCCTCGGCCAACCGCTCGCGGTTGCCGGTCAGCAGATACACGATATCCGCGCCGAGTTCGTAGGCAGCGGTCAGGTAAGCTGCGCTCGCTCCAACGCTGTCCATCTCGTAGAAGATCTGTGTGCGTTTGGTGACACCACACGCCACACCCATGGCCTCCTGGGTAAGGCCCAGACGCTTCCTTTCTTCTTTCAGCCTAAGACCCACACTCACGCTCAAACCTCCTTGACAGGTGAAATATGTTTCACCGAAGATAGTGAAAGATATTTCACTGCTCGCTTAACACGGGGAAACGGAATGACCGCCACACGACGCACGACTCAGCCCAAATTGCGTACGCCGGAGGAAGCCCGCCAGCACCTGCGCGACATGGGTATCACCGTGGTCGCATTTGCTCGGCAGAACAACCTCGACCGTCACGCGGTCAACGATGCGTTGCGGGGCGTTGGCAAAGGCAACTTCGGCAAATCGCATGAAGCGGCTATCGCGCTTGGCATCAAGCGCGATCCCAATTCTTGCACAGTTCCCGCCAATTCCCGTCAGTCGCCCGCAACACGTGACAAGAGCGGTAAAGCCTCGAAAAAGACCACCGCCGCCAAGAAGGCGCCCAAGGCTCGGAGCAAGGCATGAGTGCCGCCGTTGGCCAGCGCGCTGTGTTCTGCTGCCCAGCCTGCAATGCCCGGCTGGTGAAGCGCACAAGTGCGTTGCAACACCCGTTCCTGCGCACTGACGCATACGTCTGCCCGAACCCCATGTGTGGTGCTACCTACACCGGCAGTTCGGAACTGACCAACCTGGCCAGCCCCAGCGGCCTCCCCAGCGCTCCGGCCTGCGAACTGCCGCCAACACCGTGGTTTCAGCGGACGATGCTGCAAGCCCGCTGGAAGCAGGACCAGGGCGAACTGCAAACCGACTGGATAGACGACATCGAAGCGCGTCCACCGGACGGCGACGACCTGCCCGCCGTCTGATTCACCTTTCCCCTTCCACAACGAACTGACCTGGCGGCTGCGGCCGCCGGCTAGGGAGTGCTGTGCATGATGCGACACAAAACCCAGCGTGACGGATGGTCTACCGCCACTGCGCCGAACTTCGTCAGCAGCCCCAGCGGCGTTGAATACGTTCCGTACACCGAGAAGGCCCGAAAGGCCGCAGAGCTGCGTGCCCTGGTCGAAGCCCACATCGCCGCCGGTGGCGACTACCAGCAGCTGCCTTCTGCCGCCGCTGCACAGGTGTCCGCATGAACCTGTTCGCTGCTGAATCCCGTTCCCACACTTTCCCGCATTTTCCCTTGACTTCCTCGGGGAGGGAGAGCACAGTTCGCCGCAAGGAGACTCAAAACTCCGAGGATACAGCGGCATCCGCGCCCGTAAGCATCGCGGTTTTTTTGCGCCTGCAAAACGAGCGCACCGACGTTTTCTGCGTCGGGAGGGCGGCAGCCATACAACACCCGCAAGGGGAAAACTGCCCGCCGGTCTGTATCCCGGTTTTGAGCCTCCCGACATCCTCGGTGCGACGACTCAAAACGTCTCGCCGAGGCCATACCTCGGATACAGGAGACGTCTCCATGCCTCATGGCGCCCCTTCCACGCCCGGCAATCCTTCCGCGCGTCAAATCTCGCTCGCCTTCGGCCTGATCGCCGACACCCTCGAATGGCCCAACGATGCCTACCAGGCGTTCATTTCGCGCCTGATCGCCGTTGGCGTGTGCCCGCTCGCCATCACCCTGGGCGACATTCTCGCCGCCTACACCGCTACCCGTGACGCCAACGGCGGCGCGCCTGGCACCGACGACAAGGCGGTGCACTGATGGCCGGTGCCTCCAATGTAGTGATCCCCGAAGCCGCCATGCGTCCGGTGATCGTTCTGGAAACTCAGGTGCCGGGCTTCGGCCTTCGCGCGTCCTTCGACCAACGTGGCGTGCTGTATCTGGCGTTGATACACGTCGAATCGGACACAGCCGCAACCGTCTCCGCGCACAAGACCAAGGATGTGCAGCGCGCCGCTACCGAAGGCATCCAGACCGGAACCGTGGTCTATCTGCTCGCCAGGGGCGAAGCCGACCGCTTCTTCCAATGGCTGCGCACCGGCAACAACTATCCGGGCGGGGTGAACTGATGGGCAGACACAACGGCCACGTGCCGCCGCACCGCAACCCACCGCCGCCTCATGCCGACCCGCACGGGCACCTCATCAGCGCCGACGACCTGACGCGCCTCTGGCGTATCTCCTACGCCGTCGAGCTGATCGCCGTCCTGCCTGCAGAGGCGGCAAAGGTGCTGGGCATCACCGCCGACCACACGTCAGCCGTGGCCGAGTACATCACCGATGACCTGCGCGGAATCCTCGCCCGCTCCAAACCGGCGGACGAATAGCCCCACACCGCCCATGGCAGCGCACCACCGCCGCCATGGGTAGCCAGGAGAGAGCCATGCACGCCCTCGCGTCACCAGCCAGTACCCCATAAGTCGACCACGCCCACATGCCCGGCAGCGCACCACCGCCGCCGGGCATGCCAGGAGAGAACCATGCACCACCACCACGCCGCTACTGCGGCTCGCCAAGGCTGAAACGGCATGCAGGAAGAAATCCGCCAGCAGGTTCTGTCGCGCATCGAGCGCGATTACGGCCTCAAGCATCGCAACGGCACGCCCTACATGCGCGGCGGCAAGTGCCCGCACTGCGGCAAGAAGGAGCTGTACACCAGCTTCCAGACACCGTGGGTGCTGCGCTGCGGCCGGCAGGCCAAGTGCGGGCAGGAAGTGCGTGTGCGCGACCTGTACGACGACCTGTTCGACGACTATTCCAAGTCCAACCCACAGACGAAGGAGGCACCGCACGCGGCCGCTGATGCATACCTGGCCACCGGCCGCGGCTTCAACGTCAAGGCACTGAAAGGCCTGTATACGCAGGAGGACTACTACGACCGGTCCAAGCGTGAAGGCACCGCCACCATCCGATTCCCCCTGGTCAAGGGCGGCTGGTGGGAACGGCTGATTGATCGCCCCCACCGCTTCGGCAAGATGAAGGCACGCTTTGCCCCCGGCGAGAGCTATGCCGGCGTGTGGTGGGGCGAAGCTGCCAAAGACCAGCTGCGCACAGCGCGCCAGGTTTGGATTGTGGAGGGAATCTTCGACGCCATCGCGCTGCTGCAGCGCGGTGTGTGCGCCGTCGCTGCCATGTCCAGCAATGCGTACCCCGAGCTGTCGCTCAAGGAACTGCGCGACGCACGCCCCAACGATCTGCCCACCCTGGTGTGGGGATTGGACAACGAGCCGAGCGCCCGCGCCTACACCATCAAGCACGTGCGCCGGGCCGAGAAGCTGGGCTTCACCTGCAAAGCGGCGCAGATCGAACAGCCGGGCGACAAGAAGACCGACTGGAATGACCTGCACCTGCGTGCCCAGGCCGCAGAAGATGGCGATGCTGTCTGGCAGGCGGACGTCGAGCTGGCGCTGCACAACGGCGCGCTGCTGCTTGCCAAGACCGCCATGGAAAAGGGCCTGATCATCTACGCGCGCGAGCAGCGCACGCAGTTCCATCTGGATCACCGCAACCGGCTCTACTGGTTTGAATTCGACCCGTCGCGGTTCGACAAACTGTGCCGCGAGCAGTCCACCCGCAAGGAGGACATCGAGGAAGACCTGGATGAAGAGCAGGTGGAGAAGATCCGCCGAGCCTGCTGCAACGTGCGCGAAATCGCCAACTGCTACCCCAAGGCTCTGTATTACCAGCGCAACGAAGTGACCGACGATGCCTGGTACTACTTCCGGGTGGAGTTTCCCCACGACGGCGCCGCTGCCACCGGCACGTTCACGTCGTCGCAGGCGCTCAACGCACCGTCCTTCCGCGACCGCCTCGGCCACATTGCGCGTGGTGCCATCTTCGACGGCACCGCTGGCCAGCTGCTGCAGATCATGAAAATCCAGCTGGACAACATCAAAGAGGTCCATACGGTCGACTTCGTGGGCTACACCCCCGACCACCAGGCATACATCTTTGGCGACCTGGCCGTGCGCCACGGCGAGATTGCCCAAGCCAATGCCGAGGACTACTTCGACTTCAAGAAGCTGCGCATCAAGACCACACAGCGCTCCATTCGGATGGACATTCAGCGGGACCACGACAGCTACCGCACGGAATGGCTGCAGTGGCTATGGACCTGCTTTGGCACCAACGGCATGGTCGCGTTGGTGTTCTGGTTCGGCTCGCTGTTTGCGAACCAGATCCGCAGCACACACAAGTCCTTCCCGTTCTTGGAGGCCACCGGTGAAGCCGGTGCCGGCAAGACCACCCTGTTGACCTTCCTGTGGAAGCTGCTGGCCCGCAGCGACTACGAGGGCTTTGACCCGGCCAAGTCATCCAAGGCCGGCCGCGCCCGCGCTATGGGCCAGACCTCGGGGATGCCGGTGGTGCTGCTGGAAGCCGACCGCGACACGCCGGACAAAGCGCATGCCAGATCGTTTGAGTGGGATGAATTGAAGGACTACTACGGCGGCGGCACCCTGGCCACCCGTGGTGTCCGCAACGGCGGCAACGAGACCTATGAGCCGCCCTTCCGGGGAACCATCGTCATCAGCCAGAACGCGGCAGTCGATGCTAGCGAGGCGATCATGACCCGTATCGTCAAGCTGCATTTCCGCAAACCGCACGCCACCACCGAGAGCCGCCAGGCGGCCGACAATCTCAACGCGCTGCAGGTCGAGGATCTGAGCTACTTCCTCATCAAAGCCGTGCGCGCTGAGGCCAAGGTGCTGGAAAAGTTCGGCGAGCGCGTGCGCTTCTACGAAGCGAAGCTGCGCGAGAACAAGGATCTGCGCATGGAACGCCTCATCAAGAACCACTCGCAGATGCTGGCGCTACTCGATGGCCTGCGCCTGGTGGTCGACATTCCCACGGCGATGGTCGAGGAAACCCGCCAGAAGCTGGTGGAGATGGCCTTGGAACGCCAGTCGGCGATCAGCGCTGACCATCCCCTGGTCAACGAGTTCTGGGAAACCTACGAGTACTTGGAAAGCACCGGCAACGGAGAGCGGCCGGTGGTCAACCACTCGCGCGACTCTCAACGCATCGCTATCAACCTAAACGACTTCCTGGCCAAGGCTGCGCACCACAGCCAGCCCGTGCCGGACCTCAAGTTGCTGCGCACGTACTTGCGTGACTCGCGGCGCCACAAGCTGCTGGACCCCAATCTGACCGTCAACAGCAGCATCAAAACCAACATGAGCGGAGCCGGCGTAGCCGTTCGCTGTTGGGTGTTCCAGAAGTAAGAGCAAAAGCGGCCCGGCGGGCAGAGCACCACCTCTAACCCCAAGGCCATCCACCAACGAAGTTCAGGAGAGAACCATGCACGACATGATCAGCAATACCGACCACACCAGGGCAAATACGAAGGTTTCCGGCACCGGACCAGAGGCGAAGGCTATCACGAGTGACGGACTGTGTGGATTTGACCCCGGCGACGCCAAGGGCTGCAGCGCAACCCTGACAATGCACATCACCCATAACAAGGTGATCGTCACCGCACAGTTGGATATGGGGGGCAACAAGACCGCCCAGCAGGTGCTTGAGCGCCGCCGGGGCAACGCGGCCGGCTGGGTTCAGACCAGTGGCAGCGAGGACTTCGCCGTCGAGGCAGAGTGGATCTCCGCTGAGCTAGCCGAGCTGGCCAACCGCCTGCCCTTCCCCTTCGAGGTAGCCAACATGCTGCCGAGCGCTAAGGCCAGCCACAGCGCCGTGGCCGCTGCCGCGCAGGAGGTGGCCCATGGCTAAGCACCGCAAGCACCAGGCCATCCTTGGCCCGCAGGAACCCACCGCACCTCTGTCCAAAGTCCTTTACGGCCCCCAGGGCAGCGGGAAGACGCTGCACGGCCAGGTAATTGCCGCCAACCTGGGCCTGCACCATGTCCGCGACCTGGACGATGTCCAGCTCACAGGCGACCGCCTGCAGCGCCACGGCTACCTGTACCTGGCCAACTGCCGGGACTACGGCCAGCGGGCGGCGCAGCTGCTCGGAAGCCGACTGCTGCACATCGACCAGGTGCTGGCCGCGATCGGCATTCGCCGCCAGGAGGTGCGCAATGCTTGAGCTGATCCTTCTCTGCGTGGCCCCCGCATCTGCCGGCGCTGTCCTGCACAAGCTGTGGATCACCCGCCCCACTCGGCGGCGCCACAGCGGCCTGGCCGTGGGCCAGATCCCTCAGGCGCTGCGCCGCCGCGCCCCCATGGCCGTTCGCCGCACCGGAGGTGCTGCATGAGTGCGTGCGATTGCATGGACAAGGTCGACCAACGTCTGGCTGAGGCTGGCGCCAACACACAGCTGTCCCGTTCCTTCTTCCTAGGCGCCGCCGTCAGTTCCACGGTGACCATCGCTACCAAGGCAGTGGAGAAGAAGCGCGGCCATTCGCCCTGGGCGGTAAAGCCGACGTTCTGCCCGTTCTGCGGCGTGAAGTTGTCCAAGGAAATCGACCAGCGAGCCGAAGGAGAGAAGGCATGAACCTTGATCGCGTGATTCAGGTGTCGCTGTACGCACGCCGCCGTGGCGACACCGGTGCCCTATCCACCGGTGAATCGCTGACCGCCGCCCTGGTGCTGAACCGTCACGATTGGCTGAGCGAGATGGGCTACACCATGGCGCAGGCACTGGACCGGATCGACTCCGACTCCATCGAGCATCTGGCCGATGCTGCTCGCTGCGTTGCGGAGGACATTGACCATGGTTGATATCGACACCGCCCGCCGGTTCCTCGCCGCAGAGTTCGAGAACGCTGGCCTGCCTCACACCGCTGGCAGCATCCTGGCCGGCATCAGTCCCTTCGGCAAAGGCGCGTACATCGCTGCAGTAGCCACCGCGCTCTCCGCCCAACCCTTCCCGGGTGGTCAGCAGAGTGCCTGGATGCTTCCCGACGATGCCCGCATCGTCGGCGTCATCGCGGAAAGCATCGAGCGGGGCAAACTCGATCATCCGGGCTTATACCGGAACACCCAACTTGGAGAGGTTCTGCGGCGCGTGCTTTCTGCCGCCCTCGCCGACCGCCAGCCGGTGGGGCAGGAACCGGTTGGCGAAATCGCACTCAGCGACGACGGATACAAAATCGGGTTGCTTGGCCCTCTGCGCGCGCACAGGCTCCCACTCGGAACCAAGCTTTACTCTGCCCCGTCCGCGCAGGCCGTGAACCTGGTTGAACTGCCGGAAGGATGGGGCCTGAGCAAGCTCGAAACCTGCTACCAGCTCTCGCACGGGAACGACATCATCGGCAACTTCGTCGGGCCGGATGCAGAAGAGAACGCAGCGATCATCGCCCGCGTGATCGACAGCCAGGCGGTGGGCAATGGCTGAACAGCTACTCCTTTCCCCTGGCACAACTACCGATGTAGAAACCGCTATCCAAAAGATCCTGACCCTGCGCCGCAAATGCTGCTGCAGTGGGCAGGCTCGCGAAGACATTGATCTGATCAGAGCCGCTCTAATGCAGGAGGCCGCATGACACAGCAGCAGAAGACTGCGCCGCGCGCCCTCCCCACCTGCCCCGCGGGCCACCCGGCGAGGTACATCCATGATCTACGCCGCGAGGGCGCGGGCGGTGGCCACCTCATCGAATGCCGTTGTAGCACTACCGCAAAGCACCCGTCGTTCGATCTGGCCTGGGCGCATTGGCATAAGCAGCACGGCCTGCAGCCGACCGTTGCGGCGGTGGAGGAAGCCTTGCCGAGCAACGTGTTGCAGATGAAATTGTTCGCCGCAGGGAGGGCTTGAGCATGGCGCAGATCCTGCACTTCACCGACCTGCAGCGGATCTGCGCTCCCGACGGCCCTCCCCCAAGGGCCGTCACCGTCCGCCGCTGGGCAGATAGGGAAGGCATCCGCTACAAGTACGACCGCCAAGGCGGAATCTGGACAACCCTCGACGCAGTGAACGCGGCGCTGGGGTTGATAGATCCGCAGCACGAAGACGTAAGGGAAGAGGACAACATCTGATGGCACGCGGCAGAAAGAGGAAGTTCAACCCCGAAATTCCGGGGCACATTGAGCAGGACGCGCTGCCGCAAGGGATCTACTGGCACGACAACCGTTGGTACGTGCTTGAGGATCACGCGGAGGGCGGCCGTCGCGTCAAGCGCACGGTCGCCCACGCGACAGCGCGACTGTCTGAGCTACACGCCATCGTGGAATCCCTGACCACCGGCCAACAGCGAGGAACAGTTCGCTATCTGTTCGACCGATTCCACGAATCCAGCGAGTTCAGGGAACTCTCGCTGGACACCCAGGACGACTACAAGCGATACGCCGATAGCCTGGCCAACTACGTGCGCAAGTGTGGCACCCCATTTGGGCGCATGCAGGTCGACAGGATCACCACACCGGTGGTGCAGCGGCTGGTGGAAGTGTTCGCCAGGGGACGACCGGCCACTAAGACTCAGCCCGCACTGCCGGCATTCCCTAGCAAGGCCAACCACCAGTTCCGATACCTGCGCCGCACCTTGGCGTGGGGAGTCCGGCATGGCTACTGCAAGAGCAACCCAGCACAAGGCGTCAGACAGGCGAAGGAAGCACGCGAGCACAAGATGCCAACCCCAGATGCCTTCGCGAAGGTGCTTACCTTCGCGCGTGAGCGTGGCGCCCGGCGCCCTCATACAAAGGGCAGCTGCCCGGCATACATCGCCCCAGCGATGGTGCTGGCCTTCAGTGCGCGTCTGCGCGGCATCGAAGTCTGCACCCTTACCGACGCCCACCGCCTGGACCAGGGCGTACACGGCGAACGGCGGAAGGGATCGCGCGCATCAGTCACGGAATGGAACGAGGAAATGATCGAGGCATGGGAGGCGCTGGTCACTCGACGTAACGCGATCTGGAACCGCAAGGGTCGCAACTTCCCTGTGCCCATCAGGCCGGAGCAGCGCTTCCTCTTGGTGGAACAGACAGGCAACCCCATCGCCCGGTCTTCAATGTCCAGTGCCTGGCAACGCTTCATTCGCATGGCAATGAGCGAGGGAGTGATTGAGGAAGACGAGCGGTTCTCGATGCACGGCCTCAAGCACCGGGGCATTACCGACACCGAGGGCAATCGTGGCGACAAGCAGGACGCGGCCGGGCACAAATCACCGACCACGACGGGCCGATACGATCACGACATGCCAGTCGTGAAACCACCGCGCAAGCGCTGA